TATCATTAAATAGTTCTGACACTACTTTAGTTAAAGGTACTAATGGAAATGGAAAGTCAACATTTTTAGATGCTATTGTATATGGATTATTTGGTAAAGGCTTTCGTAAAAGTTCTAACCCAGATTTGGTTAATAATGTTAATCGTAAAGCTCTTTTAGTAGAAATTCAATTTAAGGTTAAGGGTAAAAAATATAAAATTGAACGAGGGATAAAACCTTCTATATTCAATATTTGGGTTGATGGAAAACAACGTCATAATGATGCTAAGATAAAGGATCAACAATATTGGTTAGAACAAAATGTTCTTGGGATGAATGAAAAATCATTCAGACAAATTATTGTGCTTGGTACTGGTAACTATACTCCGTTTATGAGATTAGCTGCCGGCGAAAGAAGAAAAGTTATTGAGCAACTTCTTGATATTGAAATCTTTGGTTTCATGAATGATGTTCTAAAAAAGAAATCAATATCTCTTAGAAATGAGGTATCCGGTGTTGAGCATGAAATTGCATTACTCAATACTGAAATTGAAACTGCAAAGAAACATATTAAAGCAAGTGCGGCCAAAAGTAAAATCACTAAAGAGAAAGCTCATAAAGAGGTTGAAAGATTACAGGGTCTTATCGATGAGCTAATTCATGTTAATGAAAATCTCCAATATCCTATCATTGATGGTATGGATAAAAGAAGAGATAAGATTCGTAATATTATTACTCTTACTGAGAATAAGATTAAAAAAGCTGAGAAGAAAATAACGTTATATCAAAAAAATGATGAATGCCCAACTTGTTCTCAAGGTATATCTGAAGAATTCAAAATCCAACAAATCGATTATCATACATCAGTTAAAGATCAAGCCGAATCTAATCTTCAACAAATGGACACTATGTTAGAAGATATTACTATAGATCTGAATACACATAAAGAAGTTTGTGATAAACGAGATACAAATGATTCAGAAATCTCTAAATATCAATCTCTCATTGAACGAATTCAACAAACAGTGGAAGATTTAGATGAGTCTCAAGATGAAGAATTTAAAGATGAGTTCGATAAAAATAACGCAACTGTTTACAAAAAGCAGAAAATATTATATAATTTATCTAATAGAACAAGATTATTTAATGTCATTGAATTGATGTTAAAAGATAGTGGAATCAAAACTAGGATCATTAAGAAATACTTACCAGTCCTGAATACCATTATCAACAAATATCTTAAGGAGTTTGAGTTCAACATTACTTTAACTCTTGATGAATTGTTCACTGAAACTGTAACCAAAAATGGAAAAGAGCTATATGGTTATTCAGGATTTAGTGAGGGTGAGAAATTAAGAATGGATCTAGCAATATTGTTTGCATTCCGAGAGCTTGCCAAAATAAAGAATTCAGTATCAACTAATTTATTGATACTTGACGAGATTTTAGATAGTTCGCTTGATCGTACAGGAATAGAACACTTCCTTAAGATAATAAGAGAGCAAGAGAATACTAAAATATATGTGATCTCTCATAAAGGAGATCTAGGAGACCACTTTAAGCGAACTATAAAGGTAAGTAAGAAGGGACAATTTTCACAAACGACGGAAACTATACTATGAAACTAAGTAAAAATACTATTGAAACATTGCAGAACTTTTCTTCAATCAATCCATCAATTCTTGTTAAACCAGGAAATAAATTACGTACAATTGCAATTGAAAAGAATGTGTTTGCAAATGTAGAAATTGAAGAAACATTCGATCAAGAATTTGCTATTTATGATCTAAATACATTCCTTGGAGCAGTATCATTATTTGAAAATCCTGATCTTGATTTTGAAAAGAAGCATGTTACTATTGCACAAGGCGGGAATTCATGTAAGTACTTCTTTGCTGATCCAAATGTAATTGTGACTCCGCCAAAGGATGATATTAATTTGCCAGCAGTGGATATTCAATTCAAACTTCCTCATGAATCTATTGATAAACTTCTTAAGGCCGCAAGCATTTTAGGTGTTGAAGATATTGTTATTAAGAGTGCTGGTAATAAGGTAGTAATGGAAGCCGCGGATACAAAGAATTCTTCTTCTAATTCATTCACTATTGAATTAGGTGATTATCAAGGTGATGATTTCTCTGCTTCTGTTAAAACTTATCACATTAATATTCTTCCAGCAGAATATGATATTGAAGTAAGTAAGTCTGGTATTTCTAAATGGTATTCAGAAGATCGTAAACTAAATTATTATATTGCTATGACAGTAGCTAAGTAAATTAAAATTTGAGAGTTATATTATGAAAGATGATTTCTTATGGGTTGAAAAATATCGACCTCATACTATTCAAGATTGTGTTCTTCCTTCAAATATTAAAGACACATTTCAGGAATATGTAGATCAAGGAGATTTTCCTAATCTACTTCTTTCCGGTACACAAGGTACTGGTAAGACAACTGTAGCTAGAGCATTATGTAATGAACTTGATCTAGACTACTTAATTATTAATGGATCTAATGAAGGTAGATCTATTGATGTACTTCGTACAACTATTCAAAACTATGTAACAACCATGTCTTTGAATGGTAAACCAAAGGCAGTGATTCTTGATGAGGCAGATTACTTAAATGTGAATTCTGTTCAACCTGCACTTCGTAATTTTATGGAAGAATTTAGCTCAAACTCTAGATTCATTCTTACCGCAAACTATGCTAATAAAATCATTTCGCCTCTTCATTCTAGAACATCTGTAGTAGAGTTCAAAATCAAAAAAAGTGATAAGCCAAAGTTAATGGCTCAAATGATGAAGCGTCTTATTGAGATTCTTAGAAATGAGAATGTTGATGTAGAAGATAATGCAATTGTTGCAAAAGTTATTGAGAAACATTATCCAGATAATAGGAGAATTTTAAATGAACTCCAAAGATACAGTAGTGGGTCTAATCTTAGTCTCGATATTCTTGGCCATATTGGAACTAGTAATATGGATGAGTTGGTTCGGGCCATAAAGAACAAAGACTTTAAAACAACACGCCGATGGATTGGTGAAAATGCTGATCAAGAACCAGATATAATCATTAAAGAAGTATATAATATTGCTTTATCAGATCTTGAATCTGCATCCATACCGGAGATTATTGTAATGATGAGTGAATATTTACATAAGCTTGCCTTTGCAACAGATCCAGAAATTCATCTTGCAGCATTCTTTGCAGAGATGATGGTAACAGCGGAGTGGAAAAATGGCTAATCCATTTGTTATAAGCAATGCTATTAATCAAGGCCAGGGCAATATCTTAAGAGAAGATAACCCACCTGAGTACAATGCATTCTTAACTAATCGAGCAATGTCTCAATTTTCTGACACAGTATTCCAAGCATATCAAGCTGATCTACTTGTTGATCTTGATCCTGAGATCCAAATGGATTATTATATAAATTCTGTTCGACCTCGGAAAAGATTTGCTAAATGGTATAAACCAGTCAAATCTGATGATGTAAACTTTCTCAAAAATCTATATTATATAAATAATACATTGGCCACTGAATATTTGAGCATACTAACCAATGATCAATTATCTCATCTAAAAGAAAAATATAATACAGGCGGATTGAATGGAAACGGAACAAATCGTGAAATGGAGTCCGGAAATCATGATTGAGGTAAGTTTGAAAGACCCTGATGATTTCCTAAAAGTTAAAGAAACTTTAACTCGTATGGGTATTGCATCTAATAAAGATAACATTCTTTATCAGACAGCACATATACTTCATAAGAAGGGAAAATATTATATCGTACATTTTAAGGAGATGTTTCTTCAAGATGGACGACAAGCAAATTTAACTGTTGAAGATCTTGAAAGACGGAATCGTATTATTCAACTTTTGTCAGAATGGGATTTATTAAGTATAGAATCTAATATGACAGATCAACCGATTGCTGAATATAACACATTCAAAATCATTCCTTATAAAGACAAGAACAATTGGAATCTTCAACCTAAATACTCTTTTGGAGCAGTATAATGGCAATAGAAAATTTTAATCCAAATGATTTCGATTTTGGAATCTCTTTCGAAGAGACACCAATTAATAAAGATGAAGTTGATGCAGTACAAACTGCTGTAGTAGAATCATCATCTAATATTGAACATAAGCTTGATACAATTTTATCTCAACTCGATTTTGATGAAGTACGAGATGTTGTAGAACAAGCAGCACAATCTAAAGTAGAAAATATGGCTCGTCTTATTCTCCCTCTTCTATATAATCTTAAGAAGAGTCCTGAAAAAGACACTATTCGATGGCCAAATCGTGGTGAAATAATCGATCAACAAATTAAGAAGATCCAAGCAATTATTGATTCCTGATCTATTTACAAATCTTGAGAATTTTGATATAATGAATACTATATGATATACACAAACATCCAACAATGGGGCCAGTTCATGTATGAGCGTGGCCTAGATAATAATGGTATTGACTATCAGAAGAAGACTAAATTTGAACCAACTTTATACGTCAATACTAATCGTACATCACCTTACAAAAGTTTAATCACGAATGAGAACTTATTGCCTAAAAAGTTTAATTGTATTCGTGACGCCCGAGATTGGATAGAACAAGAAAAAGATGTACAAGGAAAATCTATTCATGGGATGGATACTTTCTTAATCCAATACATTCATGAACAATTTCCAGAATCTGATCTTGAATATGACTTAACATCTCTTAGAATTTGGAATATTGATATTGAGGTTAACTCAGAATCAATTGAAGGATTTCCCCATCCTAAAGATGCCGCAGCACCAATTACAGCCATCACTATATATGATGGAAATGATTATCATACATGGGGGTTGAATGCTTGGAATGATCGTGGTGAATATGATCATGTCAACTATTATGAATGTGGTACTGAACAAGTATTGCTTGGAAAGTTTTTACAATTTTGGACAGAGAAACCTCCTCACGCAATAACAGGTTGGAACATCAAACATTTCGATATGCCATACATCTATAATCGTATGACAAATATAATTGGAGAGAAGGTAGCAAATCATTTGTCTCCATTCAAGATATGTAATGTTAAAACATCCCAAGTCGGTAGCCGTGAAGAGACCTTGGTAAATATTTTGGCTATAGATCAACTTGATTATCTTGAGCTTTACAAAAAGTATACTTATTCAGCCCAAGAGAGTTATAGGCTTGATCATATTGCTTATATTGAATTAGGTGAACGTAAGTTAGATTATTCAGAAGTGAAATCTCTTCATGAACTTGAGGCAGCAAATTATGATAAGTTCATTCGCTATAATGTAAAGGATGTTGAGTTAGTACAAAAGATTGATGACAAGATGAAATTAATTGATTTGCATATGACTGTTGCTTATCAAGCTAAGCTAGGATTCTCTGATGTATTTTCTCCAGTAAAGACTTGGGACTCAATTATATATCATCATTTGATCGGTAAGAATACTATTGTACCAATCAATCGTAGACAAGAGAAGGGTGAATATCCAGGAGCATATGTTAAAGATCCTATTGTTGGATTTCATGAGTGGATTGTTTCGTTTGATTTAGCTTCCCTATATCCATCACTTATTCGTCAATTTAATATTTCACCTGAGATGTTAGTTGAAGGTGGAATAATTCCATCATCTTTAGAAGAGTTTATTAATAAAGAGGTTGACACAACACTTGCTCATGATAAAGGATATACAGTTACTGCCACTGGTCAAATGTATAAGAAGAATGAACAAGGTGTATTTCCATACTTAATGGAATGGTTATATAATCAACGTAAAGCCACTAAAGGAATGATGATTAATTATCAGAAGGATTTACAAAAATTAAAGAAAGGAACGAATGAATATAATGAATATTCCAAAAAAGTAGTTCAATCTAACAATCAACAAATGGCAGCAAAGATCTTACTCAACTCTGCTTATGGAGCGATGGGTAATGCGTATTTTAGATATTTTGATTTAAGACTTGCTTCGTCTATTACATTATCTGGTCAACTAGCAATTCGGTGGATTGCTGACCGACTTAATATATACTTCAATAAATTACTCAAAACAGAGGACTATGATTATGTTATTGCAATTGATACAGATTCTAATTACCTTCGTCTTAGCAATCTTGTTGACAAGATTTTCCCTAACAAGGGAAATACTCCCGAAGAGAAGACAAGAATAACTGATTTTCTTGATAAAGCAGCCAAAGAACAATTTGAACCATACATTAATGAATGTTATCAAGAGTTAGCTGATTATACAAATTCAAGAGAACAGTTGATGATCATGGATCGTGAAGGAATTTCTGATAAAGGATTTTGGACTTCAAAGAAACGATATGCTTTACGAGTATGGGATAATGAAGGTGTTCGTTATTCTGAGCCAAAAGTTAAAATTATGGGTCTTGATTTAATTAAGAGTAGCACTCCTGAAATAATACGAGATACATTAAAAGGTACTCTTCCTATAATCTTTGATGGTAATAATGATGAAATTTTAGATTATATTGATGAAGAGTATAAAAAGTTTCAAGACTTAACACCCCAAGAAATTGCATTCCCTCGTTCGGTTAATGGGATTCGCAAATGGAGCGAATTCGATGCTAATGGTAAAATTATAGCAAAGAAAGGATGTCCTATTCATGTTCGTGGTACCATAAATTTTAATCGTTTACTCAAAGCCGGTGATGAAGAACCAATTACTGAGGCTGAGAAAATCAAATTCATTTATTTGAAAGAACCGAATTATATACATTCACACGTATTAGCTTTTAGAGATGGTATCCCTGATTATTTCAAATTAGATAATAATATTGATTATGATCTGCAGTTTGAGAAAACATTCCTTGCTCCAATTAAAGGTATTCTTACAGCAATTGGTTGGGATTGGGAAAGAAAGGCTAGTCTTGAAAGTTTCTTTAACTAATCTATTTACATGTAAAAGGTAATGTGATATAATTAATATATTCAAAAGGAGATTATATGAGTGATTTGTTATCGAGACTAAAGAAGGTCTCAAGTTTAGATGATACATCTGTTCTATCAGAATCATCATTTTTCGTGAATAAGGATGTTGTTCCAACCGATGTTCCCATGATTAATGTAGCTCTATCTGGTAAAATGGATGGAGGATTATCAACCGGCTTAACAGTTCTTGCTGGGCCATCAAAACATTTCAAAACTTTATTTGGTATTCTCATGATGAGTGCATACCTTAAAAAGCATGATGATGCTATTTGTTTATTCTATGATTCAGAATTTGGTACACCAACCAAATATTTTGATTCATTTGGAGTAGATACTGATCGAGTACTACATCTTCCAATTAAAAATATTGAAGAATTGAAATTTGATATTATGAAGAAGATGGAAGAACTAAAGCGTGGTAATAAAGTATTCATTTTTATTGATTCAATTGGTAATCTTGCTTCTAAGAAAGAAGTTGATGATGCTCTTGATGAAAAATCAGTTGCTGATATGACTAGAGCAAAACAGCTTAAGTCTCTTTTTAGAATGGTAACGCCATATCTAACAACTATTGATATTCCTATGGTAGCAGTTAATCATACATATGAATCAATGACAATGTATGGTGGACCAACTGTATCTGGCGGTTCAGGTGTAATGTATTCTGCTTCTACAGTTTGGATCATTGGCCGGTCTCAAAATAAAGATGGAAAAGATGTTATTGGATATAATTTCAACATTAACATTGAGAAGTCTCGATTTGCTAGAGAGAAGTCAAAAATTCCAATTACAGTTTCTTGGGAGGGTGGTATTAATAAATGGTCAGGTCTATTGGATGTAGCTTTAGAATCAGGTCATGTTATTAAACCAAAAGTTGGTTGGTATACTAGACCTTCTGTTGAAGATGATAAAAGTTGGAGAGCTAAAGATACTTCAACTCTAGAATTTTGGATGCCTATTATTGAAGATACAGATTTTTCTAAATGGGTAGAAAATAGATATACTGCTGGTGCAGTTGATCATGGAGAAGATGATGCTTGAATTATTTTTAATTGTTGGTTTTGGTATGTTCTTTCTATTAATATATGGTATCATACTGCTTGGGTTAGAAAATAAATTGTTAAACGAGATTAGTAAAGA